GAAGAAACATTCGGAAAACAAATGGAAGACGTTGAAAAGACCTTAACAGATTTACGGATAAATGTTGGAAGATTAACTGCTCATTAAAAAAAACTATGTCTGGATCAAAATTAAGATGGGGATTCGTTTTAGGGACTGTTTTTTTATTCTGGTTTTTGTATTCAACTGTACACGATATTAAAGCGGAACAACTTCTGCTGGAATATCAAGTTACAAAAATTCAGGAAATACTAGAGGTTCATACAGGGAAGTTAGAAATACTGGTAGGTTCTCATTATGAACTGCACAGCAAAATAGATCAAATAATGAAAGGAAATCAATGATTGGATTATTGGCTCCCTTAATCGGAGGGACTGTAAAAACAATGTGTATGTCAATGCTTTCAGAAAAGCTATTGCAACAAGTTATATTAATACTCTTGAGGCGGTTAGTAGAATCAACGGAGAATGATGTAGATGATAAGATTCTGGCTGCTTATGAAAAGAGTATAGATGCGTAATATAACCCAAAAGGTACTATTTTTACTCGTAGACAATTTGGGAAAATTATCATTGCAGGGATTGCTATGCATATAACAAAAAACTTCACCACAAATGAGATGGCCTGTGGATGCTGTGGAAGAGCAGAAATGAATGAGGAGTTTATGAGAGTCTTGCAGTCCATAAGAGATGAGATGCAAAGACCCCTGAAGATAACATCAGGGTTCAGATGCCAGAACCATAATTTAAAAGTTAGTTCAACTGGCAAGAACGGCCCCCATACATTTGCCAAGGCAGCAGATATATTAATCTCTGGTGCAGATGCAATGAGGCTTTTTGCGGTTGCTCAGAAGCATGGCGTTTCTGGCGTTGGTATGAGCCAGAAAGGGGATCATAATAAAAGGTTTGTCCACCTGGATATACTTTCACCAGATGAAGGCCCACGACCAACTGTATGGACTTATTGAGATGGAAATACTTCTTGAACTGGAGTGCGGCCTTGATGTTGAGTTTACTCCTGACTGGGGGGTGTCAGAAAACCACTCAGATCACTCCCAAGTACAATGGAAACTATCCGA